AAAATAAAATTGGTTTTTCAAATTTTTTTAAAACATATGCAAAAGAAAATTTTGCAACAGGTGGACGTGCAGGGTTTAAAATAGGTGGTATAGACAAGGCACGTAGAGCATTTTTAAAAGCAGCGGCAGGAGTTACTGGAGGTATAGCTGCACTTAAAACAGGATTGTTAAATATTGGTAAAGGTGCTGATGCTGTTAAAAATCTTCCCCCAATAAAAACACCTATAACAAAAATAGAAGGCACTACAACAGAGATGCCAGATTGGTTTCCATCGTTTATAAATAAGTTTAGAGACGAGGGAAAAGCAAAGGATGTATTTAAAACAAAAAAAGTAGAGGTTAGTAAGGAAGAATTTGATCAAGCATTTAAAGAAGGCAAAGGTGAAAATTATTACACTGATGTAGCTAGAACTCCAGAATATAAAGCAAACAATCCTGATCATATGGATTATTATAAAAGAGTAGATACTGATGAGAGAATATACACAACATATACAAATGATAAAGTTCCTGGTGTGCGGGTTGATGATATGGATGGTAATGTTGATGTGATGTTTGAAAATGACTATTCTCAACCGGTATCAATGAATTACACTGCACCAGGTAAAAAAGGACCTGAGACAGGAAGAGCTGATGTTTTTGTTCAAGGTGAGGCAAAACTAGAACCAAAACCAAAAGGAGAATTTGTTGCTAACGACGTAGAAGTATACGCAACAGATCCTGATGGAGGTTCTGAGGCAGTGGATGTTATTGCTAATACAGTAGATGATATGCTGGAGGGCAAAACTCGTCAGATGGAAGAATACGTAACTGGTAAAAAAACAAAATTATCTAGAGGTGAAGAAAAAGTAGGAGAAGCTGAATTTCGAGCAGAGTTAGCAGCGGAACGTGCTGCAGAAGATGCAGCTGATGAATTTGCATCAGGCGGACTAGCCGGCATGCTAGGAGAATAATATGAAAGATTTATTAGCTACTATTGATTTGTATGATGAAGATACACCAGGCATGGCTGATGGTGGACGGATTGGTTTTAAAAAAGGTGAGAGAGCTGATCTAGAATTAGAAAATCTAACTCGTATGCAAAATGCAAAAGAAAAAGGTGTAAAAACTAAAAACGCTTCTGGGTTTAAAGCTCTACCAGGTTACGATAACATAACTTACACAGATTTTAAAAACAAAGAAACTGGTGAGGTTTTTAGAAAATATAATGTTCGTGTAAGAGTTCAAGATAAAAATGTGCAAAAAATAGGCACGACAGCTGACAAATATAAAAACATAAATAGTTTAGATGAAGCTTTAAAATTAAGAGATGATTTTAGAGAGGCAAATCCTAAAAATATTAAACCACTAGATCCAGAAAAAGCAAAAATAACTAAAGGCACTAGAAGAGATTTTATTAAAACTCAAGGAGGTGACGAGGCATTTTTAACAGCAAAAAAAGGAGAGAGTTTTCAAAAAGGACACGCTGGAAATATTGAAAATCCAGATTTAAAAATTAAACCTAAAGATATAATTTATACACCTACAGAAATAAATTTAGGTATGGCTGGCAAAGAAGGAATTAAAGGCACAAAAGAAATATTTACAGATTTAGATTTTAAAATAAGAGCAGCAGAAAGTGAAATTAAAAAAATTAAAAGATCTAAAAAATCTCTTGCAGAGAAAAAAAGATTATTAAATGTACAAGATAAATTATTAACTGATTATCATTTTCAGTCTGGTGGTTTTAAAACTCCTACACTAAGTGATGGAACAGTTTTTGGAGAGAGCACAAGAAAAACAATGTCTATGGATCAAATGGATTTTTTTCCTGATATGACAGAAAAAGAAACTAAAAAATTTATTAGACAATATATAACTGAAGAAGGAACTTTAAAACCTTTTTATCAAAGAAAAGTAAATGCAGCTAAAATAGAAGCTAAAAAACGTGGAGTTCCTTTAAATAATATATTAAATGAATTTATAGATTTTAAAGATATAGAAAATATTCAAAAAAGTAAATTATTTTTAGAAAATGTAGAGTCAGCAAAACAAAATGTAAAAAATTTTGACGTAGCAGCCATGCAACGATTAGCAGCGATTGGTTGTCCAGGTAAAGCTATGGGTGGTCGTATAGGATTTTTTGAGGGGCAAAATTTAAACGCTTGCGCTGCAAGAGGTGTACAAAAATTACAAACAACAGATGTAAAAAAATTAACACCTGGTGATAAGGCAAACATAAAAGCTATTACTAAAACTTTTCAAGGTGGAAGAATATTAAAAAATATTCTAGGTCCAGGGGCCCTGGCTTTTGAAGGATTGTTTGCAGCTCCATTTGCTGCATATGATTATGCAAGAGGAAGATCAGGAATAGATACATTTAAAAGTGCGGTGTCTCTTGGATTTTTAGATCAACAACTTACTAACGCTGAGTTAAAAAAAATAAATCCTGAATATGGTATTTCAGAAAATTTAAAAAACGTTGGAGATAGATTAACTGACTTAGAGCGATTACAAAAAGGAACTAAAGGTCAAAAAATAAGAAGTAGAGGCAAAACTAAAATAGCAGAACAAGAATTTGAAAATGCTTTACAAGAATTAGAAAAAACAGATTCTTTTAAAGAAACAGGTGATTTAAAAAAAGCTTATCTTGAAAACATTAAAAAAAGTCAAGAGGCTAGAGATGAATTGGATAGACAGTACGATATTAGAAAACAAAATAGAACTACAAAGTTTGATTTAAGTGATCCTTTTATGGCAGCAGGCGGTGGTATAGCAAAAGAAGCAGGTGATTCTTCAGGCCCACCACCAGAATCAGGACCGATGTCTCAAGGGTTGCAAGGTTTAATGAAACGTGTTAGAAACTTATAGGAGTATATATGGCAGAAATAGACAAAGGACTCCCGAACACTAGAAACAAAGAAGAGATCCCATCACAAGATGAGATCCAAGACGTTGCTGTTCAGGAACCAGTAGAAGAAAAAGGACCGATCGAGGTCATACCAGAAGAAGATGGTGGCGTAACTTTAGATTACGAACCAGGTGCAATTAATGTGCCAGGAACAGAATCACACTTTGATAACTTAGCAGAACTTTTACCAGATGATGTATTAGAACCAATAGGTGGTGACATGGTGCAAAATTTTATGGACTACAAAGCATCAAGAAAAGACTGGGAACAATCTTACACACAAGGTTTGGATCTTTTAGGTTTTAAATATGAGAATAGAACAGAACCTTTTCAAGGAGCAAGTGGTGCAACACACCCAGTTCTTGCAGAAGCAGTTACACAGTTTCAAGCTCAAGCATACAAAGAATTATTACCAGCAGATGGACCAGTTAGAACACAGGTCATCGGTGTTAAGAATCCACAAACAGAACAACAAGCTGTTCGTGTTAAAGATTATATGAATTATTTAATCATGGATCAGATGAAAGAATATGAAGCAGAGTTTGATGCTATGTTATTTCATTTACCACTGTCAGGATCAACATTTAAAAAAGTTTATTACGATGTGCCAATGGGCAGAGTCGTATCAAAGTTTGTACCTGCAGATGAATTAGTCGTTCCGTATACAGCTACCTCATTAGATGATGCGGAATCGATAATTCATGTTGTTAAAATGTCAGAAAATGAATTACGTAAACAACAAATTAATGGTTTCTATAAAGATGTAGAATTAACACCTCCAGGTAATGTTGAAAAAAATGACGTTGAAAAAAAAGAAAAAGAATTAGACGGAACTAAAAAAGTTGGTAAACAAGATACAATCTATACTCTGTTAGAGTGTCATGTAAATCTAGATTTAGAAGGTTTCGAAGAAGTTGACGCTCAAGGTGAGCCAACTGGAATAAAATTACCTTACATCGTAACAGTCGAGGAAGGTAGCCGATTAGTTCTCTCCATACGGAGAAACTATGCGCCCAATGATCTAAAGAAAAATAAGATCCAATATTTTGTCCACTTTAAATTTCTGCCAGGACTAGGATTTTATGGCTTTGGACTCATTCACATGATTGGCGGATTGAGTCGTACGGCAACGGCGGCTCTCCGTCAATTACTAGATGCAGGAACATTATCAAATTTACCTGCAGGATTTAAACAAAGAGGCGTTAGAGTTAGAGATGAAGCAGCTCCAATACAACCAGGTGAATTTAAAGATGTAGATGCACCAGGTGGTAATTTAAGAGATGCATTCTTTCCATTACCATACAAAGAACCGTCTCAGACATTATTAAATTTATTAGGTATTGTTGTGCAAGCAGGTCAAAGATTCGCGGCTATTGCTGATATGCAAGTGGGCGATGGTAATCAAGGCGCTGCAGTTGGAACAACAGTTGCGTTATTAGAGCGTGGTTCAAGAGTCATGAGTGCGATACATAAAAGATGTTACGCAGCTATGAAAGATGAGTTTAAATTATTATCAAAAGTAGTTTCACAATATCTGCCACCAGAATATCCTTATGATGTTGTGGGTGGTGCAAGAAATGTTAAACAAGCTGACTTTGATGATAGAATCGATGTGGTGCCAGTAGCAGATCCAAACATATTTTCTATGTCACAAAGAATTACTTTAGCACAAACACAATTACAAATAGCAACATCTAATCCACAGCTACACAACATGTATCAAATCTATAGAAACATGTATGAAGCAATTGGTGTTAAAAATGTTGATGCAGTTTTACCTGCACCAGCACCAAATATGCCAATGGATCCAAGTTTAGAACACATCAATGCGTTAGCTGGTAAACCTTTTCAAGCTTTCCCTGGTCAAGATCACAGAGCACATATGACAGCTCACCTAAATTTTATGTCAACTAACATTGTTAGAAATAATCCTGCGGTTATGGCAGCAATACAAAAAAATATTTTAGAACATATTAGTCTAATGGCACAAGAACAGGTTCAATTAGAATTTAGAGAGCAAATGCAACAGATGATGATGATGCAACAACAAGCAGCATCTAATCCACAGATACAAGCACAGCTTCAAGCACTAACAAATCAGGTAGAATCAAGAAAAGCAGTGTTAATTGCAGAGATGACAGAGGAATATATGAAGGAAGAGAAGCAAATTACATCACAATTTGACAATGATCCGCTTTTAAAACTAAAATCACGTGAAGTTGACCTACGTGCAATGGAAAATGAACGTAAAAAAGACAACGATGAAGCTCAAATTGATCTTGCAAGAGCA